TTCTGATGTTTTAAATAACAAAAAATCAAACTTTTATTCAAAGCTTAATTTTGAGATAGACGGTGTAGATTATTTTATAGAAAGAAAAGGTAAAAAAGAAAAATCAGGTCATGTTAGAGTTGATGTAAATTTCTGGATGGTTGGTGAAGATGATAATATAATATCGCTTAATGGAGAGCAAAGGACTCAGACAGATAAAAACATAAGAGGCTACCTAGGTGTATACAACGACTTTGTTCTAACTTCTATGTCTGTGCAAAACAACAATACAGGATTTATTGACCAGTCACAGACAGAAAAGAAAGATTTGCTTTCTCAGTTTTTAGATATAACAGTTTTTGAAGAACTATATAACCTTGCAAATGAAGAGATAAAAGAAGTACAGATACTTCTAAGAAATTTTGGAAAAACAGATTATTCTCAACAGTTAATAGACCAAGAAGAATTGTATTTAGAATATATGTCAACATATAATCAATATGAAGATGAAAACAAATCTATACAAAAAAGGTACACTAAAAAAGAAAATCAAATACATAGCAAAGTAAAAGAGCTTAAGAATATAACAATAGAAAATGATATTGAAAAACTAGAATATAAAAAATCAAGATGTGAAAATGATATAGATGTATGTAATTATAAAATAAACAAATATAAAAACTATAAAAAAGAAAATAAGAAAAAAACATCTGAAATAAATTCAAAAATGTCAAGAATAGATATAGATGCCTTGATTGCAAAAAAATCTATATTAGATTCTGAAAAAGATAATAACTCTAGATTGGTAAGAGAAATAGAGGTTAAAAAAGTTAGTGTAAGAAATAAACTAGATTTAATATCTAAATTAGATACACATGAATATGACCCTAATTGTAGGTACTGCTGTGACAATGAATTTGTAAAATCTGCAATGAATGCAAAAAAACTTTTGGAGGAGGATAAGGTCATAGTTAAAAAACTTCTTGGAGACAAAGAGATATCTGATAGTATACTACTAGAAAAAACAGAGGTTGAAAATCTTATTAATACATATAAAAAACTACAATCAGAAAAACTGCAAATAAACCAATATGAATCAGAAATAATTATAAAAGAAGAGCAAAGAAAATCAGACCTGCGCGCATCTAAGACTGAATTAAAAGGTATAGAAAAGGATATAGAAAAATATTACAAGAACAAGGAAACAATAAAGGCAAATGAAAAAATTAATGCTGTATTAGATAAATTAGAAATAGAAAAATCTAATATAAAAATAGAGCTAGATGAAATGTCTTCTAAAATACAAAAAGCATATAGCAACCTATCAATAACTACTCAAAACATACAGAATATAAAAAACATAATATCTGAAGCTCATGATTTGGAATTAAAACTTAAATCTTATGAATATTATTTAGATGCCATAAGACGTGATGGCATACCTTATGAGATTATTGCAGAAACGCTACCTTATTTAGAGGAAGAGATAAACAATACTCTTTCACAAATAGTAGATTTTGAAATAGAGTTTGATGTAGATGGTAAAAATATATTAAGCTTCATAAAATATGGAAATGAAGATAGATGGCCGCTAGAACTTACATCTGGAATGGAAAAGTTTATATCTTCACTTGCAATTAGGGTAGCTCTTATAAAAATATCTAATCTGCCACGACCTAATTTCCTAGCAATAGACGAAGGATTTGGAAATCTTGATTCAGAAAATATAAACTCGATATCAATGCTATTTGACTATCTTAAATCAGAGTTTGATTTTGTTGTTATTATATCGCATATAGACATTATGAAAGATATGGTTAGCGGCTTAGTAGAAATCAGCAGAACCAAAGGCCTTAGTAAGGTTATTGTCTAGTACTAGATATTTATATAATATCGGGAATAATGCATGGCAAGAAGACAAGACGCTCAAAATAGAATAGAAAGACTGCAGGTAGAAACAACCGTAGGTCAGTACTTTTTTCAAGACCTATACAATAGAGAAGTATACTTTGAAGACTTTGATGACAAGTCTAGTAACTATCTTAAATTAGATTTTGACCCTGCATTTGTATTTAATTCAGGTAGAAATTTAATAGGCATTAGAGGTAACGCAGCAACGTTAGAACTTAATTCAGAGATTTTAGTAGAAGTTCTAGATGCAAACGGCCAGTTGTTGAAAACTCAAGTATACGCAATTGGAGATGAAATAGATACGAAGGTAATATCTATTGATGTTGCTCCAAACACTCCACCAGGCGACTGCACTGTAACAATAATAGGTACAGCATCAGAGGCACCTGACGGAACTCAAATACCTCCTGTTTATCAAGGTGTTCCTAATTTTAGATGGACTCGTACATTTACTTGTAAGCCTGATTCTTCAAATAAATCACCTATTATATATGGATTAAACAAACCTGTAATAAAAATCACTGAATTAAAAAAGCCTTTCTTTGAGTTACAATATAATCAACAGCTTTCTGGTTCGACACCTGCAAATTATTGGAATGGTAATGTAACATCAAGTTATATATTGTCATCAGACGGCCACGGCTCAAATAAAAATACAGATTCTAAAATATCATATAGAAAAAACGGTGACAAGTATTATGTAACTGCAAAACCTCAAGGTTCAAACATAATAGATTTTGGTGGATTTACCAAAGATATGGAAGGTGGTATACTTATTGTAAGAGACCCTCAATCTCCTAGACCTGCATCGATAAATGGATATAATGCATCACCTGTATATGCACCTGAAGAAGAAGGTGACGGTTTATTTGAAAACACACCGTTCACAAACAACGAAGCATCATTTGTAACTGGAGCGTATGTAACTACAGTACTTGATGTTATATCACCATTTGAAATGAGAGTTTCTACACCTCATACTACAGTGCAAGGACTTACGGCTGGCCAGTATCAAAATTTCGAACACTTTGAATTTTCAGACTCAGACTTTGAATTAATGTGGTCACAAATGCCTGTTAGTTATAGTGCAAACCCAACAGGTTCAAATGGAACACCTCTTAATACTTCATATGCTCATGTAACTTTTAATAATCTAGAACCTTTAACAGGTGATGTAACACGAGTTAAATGTTATATGAAAAACCACCAGGCTCCATTTGACTGGATGCTTGCATCTGATAACGCAGTTGAAGCTAATGAATTATTATATAGAAGAGACTTCCAAAAACTAAGGTTTCCTATTGGAGACTTTACACAATATGGAGTATCTGTTAACGGTACAGCGTCACTGCAATCATATTGGACAGCATCAGGTGTAGGTACGTCAGACCCTTCGATAGGTATATATAGACAGTCTGATGCAAATGAAAATCCTCCTGTACAAGACTGTGTTGTTATTGGTGATAACGACCAAGCACTTGAACTTGACAACACATCATTTTGGTGGTTTCAGCCTCAAGCAAGCAGTACGGCGTCTTTCTATCAAGACCAATGGTATGAGCTTTCTTTTAAAGCAATATCTCAAAAAACACAAATACCTAGTTATACAAATGCTTACGACAATGCAATAGTAGACCCTAAGCTTACAGTTTATATGTCAGGTTCTGCATTCACAGACGGAGGTGATGACTATGGTAAGTTTATAGGATTAATAGAAGATACAGCTGTAAAGAAAAAGCATGTTGATGAAGACCCGCTAAACGAAGAAAAAGAAATAGGTAGAAAATTTATATTTAAAGCAGATGGTACAGAAGGCGGGGCTCCAAAATTTAAAATAGATTCAGGTGTATGGTACCTATGGGACATATCAATAAAGCCTTGGGATAGAAGAGGATTCACACCTGGCGATTGGGATGTTGTATTTCAAACAATAAAATGTAATGTTGGTGTATATGATTCTTTAGACTTTAGATTTGAGTTTTATAATGATTATGGAGACATTGCAAACTATACAGCTGTAATAAATAATGTTCCTTGGGAAAATGAATACACTGCAACATTTACAAATGTGGTTGCAAATACTGTAAGCGGTAGTTCAGGTTCATTTGGTGCTATAACTGTAGGTAATGGACCTAACACTTTTAACGGACCTGTAAACTTTAACAGTAATATTACAATGTCAGGTAACGGAATTCTTGGTAATGATTGTAATGACCAATGGATTATATCAGGCTCTGTATATCTACCTTGTCTTACAGAAGTTTCAAAATCTAAAATTGTAACATACGATGAAACAAATGGACGACTTTACGTTACATCATCTATATTAGGTTCAGGTGGCGGTGGTGCTGACAACTTAGGAAATCATAGAGCTAGTCAATCTTTAAAGATGGAAAGCCAAAGTATACTTTTTCAAGAAACTGAAATGGTTAAGTACTATCAAAACAACGCATACTCAGGCCATTATGCATATCATGGAATGACAGCTATTGGTGGTGTAGACAGCGGTACTTGGTTAATTGGAAAAGGAAGGACAGGTAATCATGGTGGTGGTCAAAACCTTGCTGATCAGTTTTTAATGATGCATAGCGACGGCCTTATTTCTACCTTTGGTTCATATCAAAACAATAACTCAGAAAGGTCTCTTAACAAAGCTGGTGCAGGTTTTACATTTTGGACAGGCAATACATTTAGAATGCAGATATCTAGGTCAGGTGATTGGAGATATGCAAACCTTAAAAATGCAGATACATTATATAGTCTTAAATATAATAAGTCAAACGGTGAAATAACATACTACGAAGATGTGCTATCAGAAGCTAACGATTGTTTATTTTCAGGAAGGCTGGTTAATAAACAACCAACCGACCCATCAGATGCACAGCACAGTTTCGATCAAAATCACGGAACAGCAGCAGGCAATGAAGTTTCTTCTTATGCTTATATACCTTGTGCAACAACAATAGGTGGACCAAAAGGTAATCCAGCTGCAGGTAATCCAGGTCAAAACAATTTCTGGTGTTTAGGTGAAATGAGTGAAGGTGCTATGTTTCAAGTTAACTCATTTAATTCTCTTGATTGTCCTGTTATAGGAGGACCTCAAAGAAACAACCAGTATGTTCAAGGTGGTGTAGCTTATGCAGCTATATTTGTTAAACGAGCAGACCCTTCTAATGGTAACATGGCAGCACAATTTCAATGTCATCAAGCCGGAGCAGGCCACGGAATAATGGTTAAGACTTCTACAATACCTAAAAAACCGATTAATAACATTAAAGGTTTTCACCCAAGTAAAGAATGTTATGACCAATCAACTGATGCATTAGGTAACTCTGTTAATGCTACACAAGCCGGCCAAAATGCGTCTTCTGTAGACGGTACAAACTGTGGTATACCTAATGCTTTTTATGCAGTATGGAAACACTGTGAATTAGAATATGGTACAGGTAACGATCTCAACCACTTTGCAGGAGGTGTAAGAAAAGACCCTAATAACTATAAAACGCAAGTTATATATGATACAGTATCTGATAGAAGACTAAAGCAGAATATAAAAGATACTGTATGGGGACTTGATGATGTATTAAAAATACAAGTAAGAGATTATGAATGGAAAGCCACTCCTGTTTCTGAAGGCGGTAGAATAACAACAGGATTTATTGCTCAAGAGGTAAGAGAAGTAGTACCTAAGATAGTTCATGGACACGAGACCGCGTTGGATGGTGACGACCCACTTGACAACACTCCATTGGTAGTTGACTATAATGAACTAATACCTATATTAACAAAAGCTATTCAAGACCAGTCTAAGATTATAGAAAAACTAGAAAAAAGAATAGAAAAATTGGAGAATAGATAATGCCACAACAAATTCTTTTTAATACAGGCTCTATTATATTTACAACATCAAGTCTTCAAGCGAATACACTTTTCTCTGCTTCAAGTACGAGCACTCACCCATCACTATCTTCAGGGTTTACAGCTTCTGCAGGATTGTCTAGAAAAACCTTTCTTACTACATCGCAAGTTTCGATATCTATGGCATCTGCGTCAAAATATGGTATTTCAACAGGTTCTTATACAATTACAATACCTATAACAGAATCAAACGGAAGCGCTTCTATATTTGAAGTGCCTTCAGGACCTAATTCTCAAAGCTATGGTTTTGTTTTTACTTCATCTGTATCTCTAGGTCTTACAGGCTCAGGAAACTTTGCAATACACAAACCTAAAGTTTCAGGTCAAGGCTCTCAAAAAACATTTATGTTTGTATCAAGCTCAGGTAACAAGATAGGATTTAATACAGCAACACCTACAGATGAATTTGATATAAAAGTAGACACATTTAAAATACGTAGTGCAGATGGACAGAAAGAAGCAGAGTTTGCAGACGGTAAGTTTATAACTAAGAAGTTTAAAGGCGTTGCTGTTGGAGGAGAGGCTTCAGCAGAAACATCAGGCTCTGAAATATCATTGACATATACACCAGGTACATTTGAAACTCCGTCAACAGCATCTCTTGGAGATGTTTTAG